GCCAAAGGTTTTTGGATCGCATTTAAAGTGACACCAATCATGCCCTTGGCATACCAAGGTTTTGCTTCTTGTTCCACCCAATCCATTGCCGCTATTTGAGAATTTATATATTGATCTTGAGCGAATGTGGACTGTTCCTCAGTCCAAGTCCATCCACTGTCATTAGACCGTTCAGACGTTTCAGGGAGTTTCTCAACAATGTCTCCCCAATCTATAGGTTCAATTTCTACAGGTTCAATGTCATCAATGTTTATTTCAGTTTTGGCAGAAGGATTGACCATTCCTGCGAGTTCTGCCCTATTAGGGTATAAGGCCATTCAAATACCTGCCTGTTAGTTTGGAGGAATCTGCGCTGCAGCCCATATTGCTTCTTGTATGTCCTCTAAACTGAACGAATATTCAGAGTTGCCGCCACCATATTCATCTTCTACATATGATGAAACGTCATGGCCTGCTCCTATCAAATCAATAATGTGAGCAACTGTTGGGTCTGAATATGCTTTAGCAAGAGCATCTTGGTTATAGCCAGCCATAATCTCTGCAGGAGTAGGAGGTTGAGGAGCAAACATCTTTCCAACAACTGCTTGCTGAACAGAAGCAGGAAGACTCATAAAGTCATCAAATTGGTCAAATCCTGAGATTTGGCTAAGGGCTGCGTTAGCAGC